TTGCCTACATCTTCACCTAATTTTGAGGCCTGATTTAAAAATTCTTTACCTTTTGACTCTACTTTGACGGCTTTCTGTGCTACTTCATCTACATCCTTTGCTTTATTAGCGAACACTTGAGTAGTTGATTTTAATCCGCCTTGAAAAGCATCATCATCATCTGTAACATTAGTTAATTGAGATTTCAACTGAGAATCCATAGCAGTATCATTATTTGGAGCATTATAATTTGGGCCGTTATGTACATCTACATTTGATACATTTTGATTCCACGATTTAACACGTTCTAATGAGTCTATTGCATGTTGTTGATTTGCTTTAAATCTTGCTAAATCATTAGGTATTATATCGGCAGAGGTTACCCTGTCTTTTAAATCTTGAGTAAATAATTGTTTATCTATTGGACTTAATTGTTGAACTTGAGCATCGATAGCCTGTTTAGTAATACCCTTTACTTGACTAAATTCTTCATCAGTCATGTCTTCTAATCTTAACGCTTTAGTTGCAGGGGCACGTCCTCCTTCAGGTACCGATACGGCGTTACGTGCTTCTTGTATATCATTAGATGCTTGATTTAATACACCACGCGCTCCGTTCTGTTTATAAGCATTAACATATTGTTTTGCTTTTTCTAATTTTAAACCATATTTTTTTCCAAATTTTTCAGCCTGTCCTCCTAATAAATCAACTAAATGGTCGGTTGCTGTCATCTCAAAAGGAGCAGTGAACTCTTTAATTCTATCTTTTGCTTCTTCTTCCTTACTTGATAAATCATCCGCTTTAATTTTATTAACTTCACCTACTGCAGAAATTAATCCTTGATAATTACTTAATGAATCCATATATAATAATATGAGATTTTAAAATAAAAAAAAAAATTATAATATATTATATATATGGTTAATAAAGACTTAAAATTCAAAAAAGTAAAAGATAAAAGTGATAAACTAACTAAAGTTGATAAGGGTATTTTAGGAGATTTACCGCTACGTGCTTTATTGGTAGGCCGCACTGGTTCGGGTAAAACTTCAGCGATTATTTCTTTATTGTGTGATAGTAGATTTTATAAAAATGATTTTGAAGGAGAAAATATATATTTATTCTCCCCTATGGTAAATGATAAAAAAATGGAAATGTTAGTTGAGAAAAAAAAGATACCTTGTATAAATATTTTTACTGAATTTGATGATGAAATATTAAATCAATTATATGAACAATTAGTCGAAGATTTTCAGGAAGAAGAAGCACTCGGTGCTAAAAAAGTTTTACCCAAATTAATAATTTTAGATGACTTAAGCTTTGATGGTAGCCTTCGTAAAGGTTTATTTAATGCAGTTTCGCGGGTATTTTGCAATGGGAGAAAACATGGTATTTCAATTTTTGTAACATCACAATATTATAGTCATAATCTGCCAGTATGCAGATTTAATGCAAATTTTTTAATTTTATTTAATATGAATGAAAAAGAATTAGATAAAATAACAGATGAACATAATTTTTTAGGAAACAGAAATAAATTTAAAGACCTTATGCGAGCGCAACTAAATGAACAGCATGATTTTGTAGTTATAAATTATACTAATTCTAGACTAAAAGGATTATATATGAATTCAAATTTTGAAAAAATTGCATAAATTATTTTAATTTATAAAAGAAATCTATTCTCAGCGGAAAACTTTTTTCAATATGTATTACTCTTATTCATTTCGTTTTCTAATTGCCACGATTGACATAAGTTTTATAGTCTATATATCATATTCTAGGCCAATTGTGCCAATGAATAAGCCCCCTAATAAATCTATTTTCTTACATATATTAGAAAATAATATATTTAAGAAAAAAATATATAGTATTATATATGGAAAACGAAAATAATGAAAATAAAGATAAAGAAATTATTTCTGAAGAAATTAATGATACTCAACCAAAAAAATATAATAAAATAAAACATGCTGAATATTGCAAAACTTGGAGACAAACTCATAAAGAACATTTAAAAAATTATAGACAAAAAGAAGACTATAAAGAATATCAAAAAAATTATAGAAAAGAAAATAAAGAAAAAATAGCACAACAAAAAAGAAATTGGTATTTAAAACAAAAAGAAAAAAAAGAAAATTCAGAAGATATAAAATAATAATAATAATAATAATAATTTAAAAAAATATCTAATTTATATATATATGGATAGTATCGTAAGAATTACTGCAGAGCAAGGAGGTGAAATAACATCAACTCAAAACCTTTTAGATTTTAATATTCCTAATGATGGTTCAGTTATTGATTTATCTAAATCATATTTAAGTTTAAGAGTCCGCCAAACTACATCGGATGACTCCGCCAACGGAGGTCCAAATGTTACGGACGCCGTATTTAATCATGCAATGACTTTCAACGTTAAAACAACCCCACAGACTGATAAATATGTAGAACCAGTTGCACTTATTAAACATGCAAATATGGAAGCACAAAATAAAGGATATATTGAAAATTTAAGAGATGTAAATGTATTAAGATTAAATCAAAATAGTTATTTTATGTCAGAAGAAAACAGACTCCAAAGTCAATTGAACAATGTTATAGGCGTTCAATCAAATCATACGTGGGGGTATATCTCGCCATTAATTCAAGCAGGTAATGATGATATTACTTTAGATACTGGCGTTACTGTATCTCAAAATCTTGATGCTGAACATAGAGTACATTTAAAAGATGTTTTTAACTACTGTAAAAATAACGCACACAGTACATCACAGAACGGACAAACACGAGTTCATTTTGAAATTGATTTTGATAGATTAGGTTTAGATAATACAGCTTTCGTTGCTGATGCTTTCGGCACTGGAGGCTCAAAAGAAGGATACGGCCAAATTACAAATGCACCATGCACAGATGTTTTAGCACTTACAAAAACTTATAAAGATAATTACAAAGAAGAAATCCCATATTACATCGGAATGCCTATAGTTACAACAGCAGGAACTCTTAATGGGGTAGCCCACGCATCAACAAAAAGAAAAATTATTAATATTACTTATGATACAGGTACTGGTGTAGTTTCATTGAAATTAGATTCTGTTATTTCTGGTGCAGGTGATATGGCGGGGATATTTATTGGCCCTTATGAGGCAAATACTAAATCTTTTAGAATTTTTAACCCTCAATTAGTTTTATATAAAAGAGCAGATAACCCACAAATACAAAACCCTTATTTTTTTACTACATTTTCTTCAGAAAAAGACAACTTAGGAGGTATAGCAGATGCTAAAAGACAGTATGAATTAGAACCAAATTGTGTCAATATGATTGTAGTAAGTAAAGATGAAGCAGGTAGTGTGTTTTCAGATAAAAATTTATTATCATATAGAGTAGCAGTAGACAACAGAGATTTAACAAATAGAAATGTTGTTAGGTCATCTCCTCTTATGTATGACCGTCTTAATAGATACGCAATGAACGCAGGATTACAGCCTAAACATTTATTAGCCCAAAAATTGCAAAGGGGTCATCAAAATGATATGAGAACAAGAGGCGGTACTTTTGATGATCTTTACCCAGTTTGGGAACCTATGCCATTAAGTCAAAACATGAAATTAGTAGAACTTAATTTAGTAGCAAATGCAGGTACTATGAATGATATTCAAATTTTTAAAGAATTAAGAAAAGCAGTTTAGAACTATTGAAAAAATATATTAAAATAGTTTAATTTAATTTAAAAATAATTTCTAAATTAAATTATATGAACGTTATTTATCATAGTGTTAATGCTGAACCTCAAAAAGCAAGTTATACAGAATTTGAAGTTGTTGATTTTTTTATTAAATCAGATCGAAACTTAGTTAGAAACTCAGTAAGAATTGAGGGCGAATTAACAGTAAATTCCGCCGCTGCTACTCGACTTTTATTTGCTGACAATGTGGGCTACAATCCACGTCTGGGAATTCATGCAGCAATAAAAAGTATCAATGTAAGCTTTGATGGTCAAGTAGTTGAAAATTTACAACAAGGGTATGGTCGATATATTAATATGGTTGAATCAGCAACAGGAGGAAAAGATGACACATACGACTCTTTAAAATTATGTGAATTAAAGGTACCATCAGAAGATGCCGCATTTGCTTTATCATCTGGCGTAAAACCTGATGGTGCAGCAAATTTCTCAAATGCGGATTTTTCATTTAAACCTTCTTGTTGTCTCAATAAAATGGATAATGATTTACCATTAGCAAGGGTTGGATTAGTTAAAATATCTGTTGTATTAGCAAGAACTGCTTCATTTTTAGTAGGCAATGGTGTAGTTGCTACAACTAATTATAATTTATCCGACGTTAAATTAACATATAGAACCGTCGAGCCTGTCCCAGTACCTCAAGTTAATATGCGCACAGTTTCAGTTATTAAAGGTACACTTCAAAATCCTTTTGCAAATGTTGATGCAAGAGTTAACTCAATGGTTGAGTCTGTGGCTGTCTCATTTGTTAGACAAGCAGATGAAAACTCATTAGTTTTTGATCCTAATACTTTAGCACAGCCTGAAGGGATTAGCGAATTACAATTTTTAATTAATGATAGTACTAATGGATACCTTCAATATGTTATTGATTCGCCATCTGATATGGTAGTTAGGGGTCTCGAGGCTCTCGGAAATGCCGGTCATCAGCAATGTAATTATGAAAATATCAGAGGTAACAATGGTTTTATATCTGGTCTTAAATTTCCTCAAGTTATGAATTTTATGAATAATAAATTATCAGTTCAAGTAAAATCAAATGCATCAAATGTTATTCCTTATAATATTTATATGTATTTTCATAATGTTGTTTCTGTTTAATTTAGAAATAATCATGAAACAAATATATAAAAATGTATAATTAATTTAAAAATTATTTCTAAATTAAATATATATGTCTTTTTATTCAGATGATACAATAAAAACCGAAATTTTAGAGGCTGTTGTACATATTCCAAATTCTCGTTCTGAATTCAGGATGCGTGGAATGGATATGAACACTAATTTAAAATTAATAAATATTCAACCAGTTGAAACAAGTAACGCTTCACAATCAAATGACCAATGTGGGGCCTTAGGTGTAATTAGAAATTTATATTTATACGACGGACAAGTAGAACTCGCAGCCATTCGTGATTTCCATCGTTATATTGGATTTAAAAATTTATTAAGTAGTAATGCTTACAACTGTGGTGTCGGTCGTGCTTTAGATTATAATAATTTAGGTTACACAAACCAACAAAAAGGAGGAATAATTGCAGCAGACAAAAGACAAACACTTGTTAAAGACCAACAAAATGATAATATTCCAGCAGCACCCGACGTAACAGCAAATCTTAGTATTAATAATGCATATTTAAATTTACAACAAGTATTCTCATTTTTAGCAAAAATGCCTATTTTATCTTCTAAAATGTTCAAAGATCTCCGATTAGTTGTTGAATATAACACCGATTCAAAATTATTCACAAATAAAGATAATGTAAGCGGCACCCTATCAGAAAGTCGCCCATTATTAATTGTTGACAGAATAATGGATCCTAAAGTGTCTAACGCAATGTTAAGTTCTGTTAAATCTTTTGAATATAATGTTGTTGAACATGATAGATTTCAAGTAAGAGCAACAACCGCAGGCACTCGCCAATCAGTAGAACAAACATTAAAGGGATTTTCAGGGAAACGTGTAGAACGTCTTAGAATTAATAAAAATTTTGCAAGTCTCTCATCCTACTTTACTGCTAACACATTAAATGATAGATTCGGTGTGCATGGCTCTAACTCAGGTAATAAAGAACAATATCAGTTAACTGTTAATGGTCGTCCTATTGCTCCAGATGCCGACGGATTCAAAGGAGATAACAGAGCATTAGCCCTTTTATCTGATTCTTTCGGATCTCTTAATTTACACGAGACCTCCTTATATCATGTTGATAACTCATATGAAACTGGAAATTCTCTTACATTAGCAAATATTCCAAATGGTAACCAAAATTATTTCGGTGTTTACGTTGGACAGAAAGTAAATGAATTAAAATTTCAATATTCACGTACAGGACAATCAGGAGGTACAAATGATGGCACCAATACACAATATAATTCAAAATTAGAACTTTTTGTTGAAGCTGAAGTTGTCAAAGCTTTTGTTTTAAATAATGGAAGTTACAATATTGTTTATGTTTAATTCATGCAATGATTTATTTAAATTTAAAAATAATTTTCTATATTATATTATATATAATGTCAAAAATTATAGCACTACGTGAATCTTTAAGCGGAGGGAATGACAACTCAAACCCAATTCAACAAAGAGGCGAATTTACAACAAATATTGACCCATACTTAGTTTTAAATAAGGGGGATTCTATCGGTATAAAACAAGTCTTTTTAGATACCAGAAGCACAACACAAGGGAAAATAAAAATTGATGCAACAAATCAGAATGTAAGTTTAAAACATTTTTTATATATTACAGACAGAAAGGCAACACCTCCCCAATTTCATTTTAAAGATTTAAATGGATCAGGTATTGTACACCCAGATGGTCAAAGATATATTTTTTCTAAAAAATCAGGAGGTCAAACTAATAATTTAGGATTTATAACAGAAATCCAAATCCCAAGAAAAGATATTAAACAACCAAGGGGGCCTAACCCTGCGAGTAACCCTAATTTTTTGAATGGTTTTGATGTAACTTTTTCATTTCAAGCACCCGACCCTCAAGATCATACTAAATTTATCACAAGTCATGCAACAGTAGGAATTGGCTCTGGAGTATATACGGACGATTTAGTTACTTTTAAATATGGTAACCAAAAAGGAGCGCCTACAACTTTCAAAATACCAATGTTTGATAATGGAACTAAAACAGCAGGTTGTAATATTGTGTTTGATGATACAAAAGCATTAGAAAAAGATGGGATTACTGACGTTTCAACATTTCAAATAACAACTCAAACCTCAGTCGCATCGACAACTATCGAACCATTGCCATTTATTTATAATTTCAAACTTGATGAAGGGGACTACTCGCCTGATGATTTAGCACGTACAATAACCGATAAATTGATTATTTCTAAAACTATTCCAACAGGAGGAAACACTGGAACATTTACATTTACAAATGACCAAAATGATGTCGATACTAAATTCATGTTTAATAATCCATATTTTACCAGTATTGCACAAGTTACAGACCCTGCTGAAAAAGTAAATTGGGGAAATGATAAGGAAGATTTACCTTTTTTTGTTCGCGAAGATGGGAAAAGTATATTACAAATTGATAAAACAGCGAACGTATCATATTTTTTTGGTTGCTCTGAAATGTCATTGCAATTCAATGATGAAACTCAAAAATTTGTATTTACTCAACTTCATCAACCTATTTTTTCAGCAGGAGGAGGAGGAGCAGCAGGCGCAGTAGAGGTTGTTAATTCTGTGGTTACTGTAGGAACTAAAAAATTATTAATTGGAGAATCAGGCGGTGTTTTATTTACTGATCTTGCAACAGATCAAAGGCCATTTATTCAAGATATTTTGGGTTTTGATTCCTCTTTATTTGTTCAAAAACAACAGGGTCAAGTTAACGCGTCATTTACTGATGCCGTAGGAGGAGGTGTTGAAAATGGCGTAACAACTTATAGCGTAGATTTAGAAATGGCTGTCAATGCTACATCAGGAATTACTGGTTGTGATTCAGCAGTCGTAAAAGGAGCAGATTTTGATACAGAACAACCAGTTACAGATTCTGCAATTTTAAATAATTTTGAAATTTTCGCCCAAAATTCAGTCTCACAATCTCATCTATCAGATGGTTATTTTATTATTGAAATTGACGGTTTACCAAATACTGATGTAAGAGGATACAACACGGGTTCAATTCAAGCAATAGTAAGCAGATATTATGCCACGGCTGATTTTGTTATTATGGAAGGATACAGCGGGTCAATTCCTTATGTACACGAAAGCGAAGAACCTTTTATTTTATCATCTCTAAATATTAGAATTTTAAATGCTGATAGATCAACTATTGGACAATTAGGTACAAATAATACTATATTTTTAGAATATACTAAAAATTCAGAATAATTCTCGATAATCGAAAAATTATATTTTCTAATATTTTATATATGAAAATAATTATATATAAAATATCTTGTGTAAAAAAAAATATAAAAAAAATTTATATTGGTTCAACTAAAAACATAAATAAAAGAATTCAATATCATAAATATGCAACACATAATAAAAATGACGTAAAATATAATAGAGATATGTATAAATATATTAGAAAACATGGAGGATTTAAAAAATGGAATGTTGAAATTTTAAAAACATGGAATGTACCAAATAATAAAGTTCAAAGATTAATAGAAAGACAATATATAAATTATTATAATCCAGAATTAAATGTAAATTCTCCAATAGATGCAAAATACTGTACTAATATTGATTTATATTTCCCCCTGATTTATAAAATTGCGTGTCTTTTTTCTTTTTCCTCAAATTATACCTATCTTTAATTTTTATTCTTCTATCTCTATATTCTTCAAATGTTAAATTACGCCGTCTTTTTCTTGTTTTATAATATATATTTTCAACATTACTTTTAAAATTAAATCGACATAATGGACAAATATATATTTTATGTTGCAATAATTTAGAATAACATTCAAAACAAATAGAATGATTACATTCTAATTTTTTATTTAATTTTTTTTCTTCTAGGCAGACGGGACAACTACAATCAGGCATATTTAAATTAATCTATATATTATTTATTAATTTTTTTATTCTTTTTTTCAAATCTTTTTTTTGCTTCTTTCAATATATCTCCTTTACCATATTGTAATAAAATATTTTTATCGATACGGGCGGCAGGTCCATAAAGTAATGATGATGCAAGGCGAGCCATAGACCAACTAAACATATTTTGATTTGGTCGTGAACCTGATGAGAAATAGGCTCCTTTACCTTTATCTAATATTTTTTCATATCCTGTAGCGGTAATAAGATTTTTTGTAACTTTACTTTTATTTGAAACTTTATAACCGAACTTTTTTTCAAAACGTTCAACATAAGATGAACGTTTAGAAGTAAAGCTTTGTACTTTTGGTCTTTTTTCACCTTCTAAAATTGATTTAATTTGTTTTGCTTTATCTTTTGGAGTTAGTCCTTTTGGTACATAGGACCGCGGCACTTTACGAGTTTTAGATATTTGAACTTTTTTATATTTATTATCCATATTAAATTGCATTACATTTTATTTTTAATTCTCTCTTTTGTAAAATATATAATATTGCTTCAATATCTTTATTTTTTAATTTATAATCAGTTAATCTTCTGTCTAAGTGTCTGTGGTCGAACTCATCATTAAAAACACACGACGATTTACATTTACATCGTCTTAAAATCCATTTTAACAACATTTTATTATCTATATAATATTATATATTATTTAAATGGTAAAAATAGGAAAATATAATTATGAGAAATCAGATAAAAAAAATAAAAAATTAGTTGTGATTGTAGATGATAAAAAAATACATTTTGG